AAAGCCGCCTGACCTTTATCCGTACTAGCGTCGGATGAGCCTTGTTGCATTTTCTTAGCCTCATCAGATGATATAGCCCCTGACTTCTGAAGCTGAGATATCATCTTTTTATTACTTAGTCCATCTAGCTTACCACTATCAGCAACCTTCATGATATCCCCAGCAGTTTTGCTAGTTACTGATACACCGAAGTTTGTCTTTAATGATTGTGCTAAGAAGGAGCTACTTCTTGGGCCAAACATCTTACCTACGCCCGCTATTGCCTTTAGATTAGTTCCGTCTAATCCATTCTGTGTTTGGTCAACAATGTTGGCATACCCATTATATGAGCCGTTGTACTTTGAAGGATTTGATTGCATTAAAGCAAACTGCATAAAGTTACTATTAGCACCTTGCCCTATTATGGAGCTATTCATCTGGTTCATGAACGTAGCTCCGTTTTGGCCTAGAAGAGCACTATTACCTGTTGAACCTAAAGCATTTTGCATTGCTGCCTGCTCTGAAAGCCCTTCTGTAGTAGTTTGTCCTCCTCGAGCAGAAGCATAAGTACCTAAAATACCAGATAATTGAGAGGACTGGCTATAACTTCTGTTAGTTAAACCGGCCTGTTTCAGAGAGCCATAGAATGCGTCTTGAACATCCTTCAGACCTCCTGCGTCACCTGTTGTGTTGTTAGAGTACACACTAGTAAGAGCAGTAGATTGGTCCATTGTTAGACCATTTGTCTTTGCAAATAAACCAGTGTTAACCCCTGCAGAAGACATATCAGACTCTGAGGTATAACCCCGACCTTCCATATAGGCATTTTCTGCTTGAAGCATGTTACTGCCAGTTAGTCCATACTGCATTCCAGCCCGTTGAGCACTCAATTGAGCTGCTCTAGAGTCATAAGTACCGTTAGAGGCTCCTATTGCCCTAGTATATGGTTGATTTTGGCTTATAACACTATTTCCTTGTGCTGCTAGTCCTACAGTAGCTGCAGCACCTCCATATACAACGCCGTTAGCTATATTTTGGGAACGCCTATACAAAATGCTACTTACGCCAGAAGTAGGCGCGTACTTAGCATTATCACTCTGCATTGATGAATTTAGCTTCTCATAGCCACTTTTTTCTTTTTCAAGGCTTTGAATGTAATCATTTATACCTTCGTTTTGTTTACGAAGCAAGTCACGCTGTGATTGAAGCTGTTCAACAACGTTCTTTTCAGCTTGTGATAGCTGTGAGTGTTCTCGTCCATTATATGTTGAACTTATCTGTGACTGAAGGGCATCACGAGCATTGTTGTTGTTAGACTTTAGACTTTGGAGGTTATCAAGCTTTCCTCCTGTATCACTATACTTACCATTGTCAGTTAGTCTATTATAGGCTCTATTTAGGTTATTATTAGCTGTAATTCTTTCCCCAGCACTAATATAACCGCCAGACTCTATCCTGTTACCAATTCTACGCGTACTTTGTTCTAGAGACCTATTCTCCGTTCCAGAATCCCTAGATAAATTAGCGTAACGATGCCGTTCTTCACCCAAAGAGTATTTTGCGTCTTCCCTTTGTCTTGCTAATTGAGGGGCTTCATTTACTCTAGGTGTATAGTAACCAGGATTTCCTTTTGTGATATCTCTAACAGTTACAGGTTTAGTAGCTTCACGAGTATTAGTATATGTCCTAGTAGCACTTACTTTAGTTTCCCGAAGATTATTAAATGCTTGTTGCTGGTTTTTACGTGATTTAACTGTTCCACCAGCAGATAAGTTAGTATTTAATTCACTAGCATCAGATACAGCCATTGAGATAGAACGCCTTAAGGCTTCAATACGTTCTATATTTTTATTAATTGAGCCAACGTTTTGCTCTAGGCTGTCAGTATAGTTGGCGTCGTCCCCCAAAGAAGATAACTCAGATTTAAGTTGAGCCATTTGGCTTTTAAGTTGTTCATCTCTGGCCTCGAACTCTAATGATATCTTATCTGCCATTTTATCCCCTTAAATCTCGTCTACGTCACTGCTATCATCCTGGAAGTTTAGCTTACTACTTCTATCTGATAATTCTTTGTTATGCTTTGAAGTGAACTCATCTATGCCCTGCTTAGTTCGTTCAATATTCTCTTTATACTTGTCCATGTTATTTAAAACATCATCTAGTAGTTCTTGACGCTTACTAAAGGCCTCATTACCAAGAAGGTTTTTAATTTGGTCAGTATCATCTTTTTCACCACCATAATCCATTTCACCTTCCCAAGAGTACTCAGGGTCATACTTAAAGCTATCTTCTTTCCAACCTTTAGATTGCAACTCTTCTTCTTTATAGTCAAGATTTAGAGAGGTAACCATAAACTCTAGTTGAGCTGAGGTCATGTTATAAAAGTCAGGTGAAGCAGGTGTTAACTTGAACTCCCGCATTATTCTAAATAAGTTCCTAGCATAGTTGTTACGAACTAAGAGGGGCATTCCTCCAGCTTTGTTAACCTTTTTAGATAAACTATCCTCGAAATCGACTCATCCACACTAGCAAGTCATCCGCTATTGCATTTAAAATATCAGGTCTTGCATGACCATCAAGAGCAAAGTAGTCCTCTACTTCCTCAGTATCTGACCCATCTTTATCTGTTAGGAACACTTTTGTGTTTTTACCAAGCTCATTGATTGTTACTAACGTTTGATAAATTCTATTTGTATAAAAGCTTTGCTCAGTACCTCTGAATAATTCTGATACAGTTGCATCTATACTAGCTTGTTGAAGTAAATTAGGATACTTAACAGATAAGTGTATTGCTAACTTTAATTCTTCAAACTTATAGTCTTTTCTGAAAGTATCATTTTTACCAAAAACAACAAGGTCAATTGCCTCGAAAGTATCCTTGTTTGCTTTTCGTTCCTCAATTATTTCTTTGTCTGTTAATTCTTTATCTGCCAAGATAGTTACCTTCCTAATTGTGTTTTTTACTGACGCACTTCGTTTGTCGGCCTACCAAAATTCACTCTCCGTCCACTTCGTTCGGACGAATAGCAAATTTAGGCAGGTTTTATTATAAATAAGAACCCATTAATATCACTATTTAACCATCTAAATGATAATATAAGAGGGGCTTAAAAACATAGGGTTAACCACAAAATGATAGTATTAACCCTATAAAAGAATAATAGACCCCGCTATTATTCAGTATGGCTATACTATCATACAAATTGTATTACACATCTAAAACATGATAAGACCTGTCCTTCACTCAATGTGCACCCATCAGGCGTTATTATTAGCTACCCATTAAGGAGTTTACATACACCTTGAATACCTTAAGAACTCTCACTAATAAAATTACTTCCTTACCTACTTCTGTAGGCTAAACTAGCCGTTACACTAATTCACCAATTACTTATTTTTAACTCCAAGTAATCAAGGAGTTTCACTTTACGCAGATTTTTTATCCAGTATCTTCTGTCTCTCACCCAAAGTTTTCCACGGATTAACCAAAGACTGCCAGGGGCTGACAGTACTACATTAAGAACCCACGCATAGTGGATAACTATTTATATATGTTACAGTTATTCACTATACACTAAAAAACCTTTTGTGTCAATAAAAACCCCTAACTATATTTTAACATACAGTTAGGGGTTTACATGTTGTCTATTTAATTATGCTGTTCCAGAGTTCAAGAAGAAGAAGTTAGCTGTTTCACTAACATATTCGTTAGCACGATAATCTGTGCTGTAGTTCTGAATTGAACATCCTTGATAGATTTCAATAATACTTCCATCAATTTTACTTTCAACAACAATATCAAATATTGCAGTTTTAAGCACGTCAGAGCCTAGAGGGGCTAGACCAACAGAAGCTAAAGTATCTTTACGAATACGCATACGGTTTAATGCTGCAGTACCTGTAAATTTAAGGAAATCATGCTCTACAGGCATATAGTTGCCTAGTTCATATAATCCTTCAGTACCGAAGTCACGTTGTGAAGAAAGTGATTGTGCACGGCCAACCTCAACGTTACCAACTCGGATACTTACCGTATTACCTGTATGAACAGTTTGTGAATTAATATCTGCCATTATTTAGTATCCTTTCTTATTGAGAAACCTGTGTTTCAGTTGAGTAACTCATAGTAGCAATAATCTTGTTGATACCTCGTGAAGGGTAAACACTAAAGCTAATATTTATTGTGTCTCCAAACAAGGAAGCCACAATATCAGATGAGTCATAATCCTGAATAACACCTTGGTTTTTACGAACAAGTAAGAATGTTGATACAGCAACCTTAACATCATTTGCTGTTGTAGAGGTACTCCTGGTACCAATAAACTTGCTATCTAATTCTTGTCGTAAATCTGTTACTAAGAAGTCCGTTTCTTCACGCAAAGACATTGTGCTAGATACAGGGTCATTGTCATCATTCATTGTTGTAGGGTCTCCCGTAAACCTAAATGATGTTTGTCCTGTGTTAGCATTTCGAGACTTTTCAGAAACGATAACCCCTGATGAGTATAAAGTATCTAGTTCATCTGAGGTATATTGCTTTAATGATTGCAAAACACGGATTGTTTTAAATGTAAGAGGTGTTCCTGTTGGCATACCTGAGAGTAATCCAGCTACAAATCCCGTAGCAACATAAGCAGGCATGTTATACTTACGGCCATCTGCCATTAAAACAGAGTAGTCATCTGCCAGCAATGAAATTCTTGAAGAATAGAGTGCGGCTTTACGAGATAAAGTGTACTGAAGTGGTTCACCAAGTTCTCCTCCTACGATAGCAGCCATTGGGTATCCACTCGTTGTTAAATCAGTTAATACTGCGCTTAATTCAGAGTGTATGCCCTGTACTGGAGTTACCGGTACTGCATAATATGCAAAGGGGATGTCGTCAGTTCTCAATTTATCAAAATATGTTGACCAAGATGTTGGAACTGAACCATCAGAGCCACCTTGTAGAGATGTCAATGAGAAATTTGTTAGTGTCATCTTTTATAACCTTTCTAATTTTTAACCAACAGCTGGTTTAGTCGTGGTTGTAGTTGTCGACGGAGCCACAGTTGTACTAGTAGTTGTTGTAGGCGCTACTGTGGTCGTCGTCGTTACGGGCGCACTGTTGTAGTACTCGTAGTTGTTCCGGGGTTTTCTTTTGGTAGTTCAGCAATAACTAAGCTAGAGTACTGAAGTTGGTTAATCAAGTCACCGACTATCGACGTTAGGTTTGCAGATACATCTTTTGTTACAGGTGTTTCAATTAAGTCCTCTATTAATGACAGGTTAATATTTTTATCCCCATAAGGTAAAACAAAGGCCTGGAAGTCAGATAATAAGTTAATTTGAGTAACAAGGGAAGAAACTGTTAGGTCACTAGTCAATATAAACTGCGCCACTACTTCTGCAGAAGCCTTATCAGCCCCTGAACTAAGAGTAATTACTTTATTTTTTATTGAGACTGCGGCGTAGGGAACAGTCGATGTAGGCTTTAAGTTAACATCAACAATTCGTCCAAGATTATCGTAAACCTCTCGTGCTTGAGTAACTGAGTCGTATGCAGTAAACTTATGTGAGCCTTCTAGTGTCCCGTCCTCTAACTTGATTGATACGCGGTTACCGTCAACACCATATTGGTATGAACGGAATATGATATCACTAGTTGAATATAGAGCACGTGTAGCTGTATCAACTCTCATTGCATATATAATACCCGCACCTTGTAGAGAGTCAGAAGGGCGCCATGCGACCTCGATAAAGTCTAGTAAGGGCCCACTTTTAAATATGGACTTTGCTTGTGCATAGGAAGTTACTTTATAAAACTCTCCTGGTTGTCCGCCTTTTGCTGAGCCAAAAACAGTAATAGCTTTTTGAGAACCGGAACTATTTGCCCCGATACCAGAGCTATCAACAACAACTTTTGTGTGTGGACGAGTGCGGTTATCGTTTGGATAAACTTCTAATGTCATTATATAATGCCTTTCTTATTTAAACTTTTATTTATCATCACCTAAGTTAATTAGGATTTTAGATATTTTTTGTCGATTGATACTATCAAGGAGGTAGTCAACCTTATATTCTAGGTCAAACTCTCTTCCAAATAATATCCCCGGTGTTCCTGGAGCGTAGTCTTCAAGAGGTAGGGGTGCTTGAACAGTAAAGTTACCTAAGTTATACTTAGTGAACTCCTTTTTTCTCATGAGGATTATTAGTGCCTTGATTATTGAGTCAAGGGCTCGAATATCATCTAAATTGTTAGATACTATAAGTACACTAGCAGACTCCTCAACCACAAATCCATATCCCATACCGGGCTTATCTTTGGCTAGTAAAGGTGCATAGTTTACCTGTAGTGTGTCTTCATCATAGTTGATACTGTTTAATAGTTCCGGAGATATATTTTCAATTACCAAATACCCTCTGTCATCAAATGATATATCTTTTGAGGTAAAGTTAGGTATAACAACTGTTGATATGTCAGGTACATTGTTAATGTAGACACCCATGGTTGTGTTATTAATTCTAAATACCTTACGCTTTACTTCTTTAATAATAGGGTTATTATCGTTATCGAAGCCACCACCTGACATACCGATATTTCCTATATCTTCTTTACCAGAGCCAAGACCAACTAGTACAAAAGTACCTGGTTTTTTTAAGTCTTCTGGCCAATTGGTTAATACAGGAATACCTACTCCATCCGCAGTACGCTCACCGTTACTATCAAAAACATCAGCATAGTTCTTGATGAAAGAGTTTTTTACATCATCTTCCATATCTTCAAGTACCACACTAATAATATAGCGGTCGGCAAAAAATGACTTTAATCCTCTATCAATCTCACGTCTAACGTGTGTTACCAAATTAGGTACCATTATATTTTAAACCTCCGACTGTCTAATTCTTTGTCGTATTAAGCTTGCGACGTCACTCTGAAGCCTCTTTGATGAATTATTGGATGTTATATTTTTCCTATTTATAACCCAAGATTGAGGGGCAGACCTATCACTAACTGTTCTAAAAGCAACATATGAATTCCTAGAACCACTAGCGTTTTTAGTAGCTGTTATATTCCCGGTTGGTTTAGCAGGAACAAGGGTAGGCAGTGTCAAGCTCTGAAGGCTAGAGTACTGTTTTTCAAAGAGAGAGCTAATATCCACAGTAGCTGAAGTGTTTGGCGCTAAGTCACTGAAAGCAGACCTAATTTCATCGTATGTTTTACGACCACTTGTTTTAACCAAATTACGGCTACTAATATTAATAGGTATTACAAGATACCATCCCCCGTTCTTTTTACGTTTTACCTTTGAGCTACGCATAAACATTGGCTTTAAATCAATAACCCCTCGGTTAGTTAACTTTCCTATTGTAGCCTCCATTCGTCCTGAGGTAACACGAACATCAGCCCCAGAACGGGATAACGCTTTAGCAGAGTCTTTCATTACTCCTGCTTTATAGGCATTAGATATATAGTCAGCTGTTCTTGCGTAATGCTCCAAACTATCTGGCAACGTTACTTTTACTTTCATTATCGGTCTCCAAACATGTTTCCAATATCTGGGTCATCAATTAAGCTAACCTTAGGGTCTAAGGCCACTGGTGTTGCCTTTTCATTATCATTTATAACGGAAGGAACGTACATATCCTCTCTTCGTACCATAAGAAGAGAAGGTAGTGTTTCAAATCCAGAAGAACTATTAATTTTTCTAGGGTCTCCTTCATACTGATATCGTCCTTCTCTTATAAAGTCAACGACGTAAAATCTTAAGGCAACCGTCATGTTAATTGATAAGTACTTCCCTACCATATCTTGTGTTGGTCTAAATAGATTTTTGTCATAATCTATTAAGTTGTTTATTTCTTCGCTATTTAATGTTATAACAGGGTCATATCCATAGATTACGTTTTTGATATCTATAACATCGTATCTCATGTCAATACCGTGGGTTACATCACGCTGGGTAACCTTTACTAGCATAGACTCAGGTATAGGTCTATCATTAAAAGATAACCTATCTCTAAACCCAATATAAGGGCTATCTTCTGCTGTAGTTGTTGCTAAAGCGGTACCGCTAAAGGATAATCCTACCTCCCCATTTTTTGTACCTCGTGCCATAGATTGTAAAGCAATAGATGTTTCTTTAGGTGGCAAAAAGGCAAATCCAAGTCCGTGACAAATAGGACAATCACTCTTTGGCAATCCTGTTTCTGACCGGCATGTGCACAAGTAAGACCTTTCCCATGATACATGAGCACCACGGTTAATTATAAACTTCTGTATGTTTGAAAACTCAAAGTTTAGTTTGTCATCTGCGCTATAGTTTTCTTGTACTTCCCAATCTGCCATGTATTTGTTTTCCTTTCTATACTCAAGTAATAATATAGTAAACATTGAAATCAGCCTGGGTGCTTGCGTTTTACTATATTTATGGTATACTGTATCTAATGGTAAGAACTGGAGGATATTAAATGATTGATATAGACAACGCCATGGAATCGAAATATGTACGTAGGATTTTAGAAACAGGCAAAGAAGGAGTACTAGATGAGGCAAGTAAAGAAGGCATATCGACAAAGCTAGTACTAGAGCGCTTCAGAAATAGACGTATAAAAAAGTATCCTATATCTATTATAACATCTATAGAAGATGTTAACTTCCTTCTTAGTTACTTTTCTAATGATACTTACAGAATAGCCTTACTTTTCTCCACTAGTGAAAATAAAATAATCAGTATTATCAATAAAATAGTATTAAGTGATAGCACTTTTTATAACTTGTACATAGTAAAAAACATGTCTTACTTAGAAATAGCAAAGGAGTACCTTGATTACCCTTCAATTACTCCTTCCTATCTAAAAAGGCGTAATATAAAACTTAAATATACTAAGTCTACCCAAAATAGTATGGCTGGGCTTAAAAATAAGTATCTAAGTAATCCAGAGAAAATAAAAAAGGCTTCTGAGAAACGGGCTATAACTAATACTGAAAGGTATGGTAGTCCTGTTCCATTAAAAAACAGTTCTATACTTGAAAAAACAAAAAATACTAATTTAAAAAGGTATGGTGTCAGTAATGTTGGCCAAGTAAAAGAGTATAATAAAAAAAGAGCTCAAACCATCCTGAAAAAGTGGGGAGCAAGTAATTTTAAGAGTTCCAATTACTTTCGTTCAGAATGCCTATCTAATACCTTTTTTAAAACTAAGTGGGTTAACACACCAGAAGAGGCTATAGGTTTGTTGACAACAGATAATAAAGACGGCGTAATGAACAGTAGACTTAGGGGGATGGTAGAAAAAGTTGCTGAAGAGCGCGGAGTTAAAAAATTAACACTGACAGATGTAGCCAATATAATTGGCGTCCCTTACTCTTACATCAACTCTAGTACACGGTCACCTGCCTATATATCTATTGATGGTAACCCTATACTATACAGCAATAGAACTGGTGAAGAGAACGAACTAGGTGAGTATTTGAACTCCTTGAATGTTACCTTTATTAGAAATAAGCACTATGAAGAGTTGAATGGTATGCAACTAGACTATTATATACCTGAGAAAAAGGTTGCGCTAGAGTTTAATGGCGCGTACTACCATGCCACCGATGGTAGCCAACGAGGAAAACGTAGAGAATATCATAATGAAAAAACAGAGTTGGCCCGTAGTAACATGGGTGTAACCGTGTTTCATGTCTGGTCTTATGATTGGGAAAACCCTGTACGTAAAAGCATACTAAAATCACAGATTGCCTATATGCTAAATAGCAAACAAATTAAAAAGATATATGCTAGGAAGACAACTATAAAACCTATAGAAGCCTCAGAAGCAAGAACGTTTTTTGAATACAACCATATACAAGGGGGTGCAGGGTCTGAGGGTTCTGTAAGATATGGTCTATTTGACCAACAGGGAGAGTTAGTTGCTGCTATGTCATTTGGACGACGCTACCGAGGGAAAGAATATTGGGAATTAATCAGATATGCAAATAAAAAGTTTACAACGACTGTTGGAGGAGCAAGTAAGTTGTTGGCACAGTTTGAAAAAGAATACCCGGATAAAAGCATTATAAGCTACCTTAATAGGGACTTTGGAAAAGATATTAATCGGTCTATGTATACTAAAATAGGATTTGTGTATCAAGGACGAACAAAAGAAGGGTATCACTGGATACGCACTAAAGATAATCTAGTAATTAACCGACAAAAGGTTACTCCTAAAAACCTTGTACGTTATACTGAGGGGACTAGAATAGAACCATTCACAGGCGCCACACGTGATTTTAGAAAGATAGATACTAAGGAGACAGAGAAGAGCTATATGCTCCGTAATGGATTCTTAAGAGTGTACAATGCAGGAAACGATATTTATATAAAAGAAAAGAGCCTCTAATGGCTCTTTTTTTATATCATTGAAATTCGTGGACCAAACTTAGCATCAAGACCTGATGAGTATTGAGCAATATCCTTATCTAACTGCATTATATCAGCCTGCATACCACCATACATGGCACTGGCAGTTGATGTTTTCTGTTCCGTTATTCCATCAATAGATAATGACTGTGACGCAATACCAGGGCTTAATATTAACCTACCAAACACCTGTAGTACCTCTTTGGCAGCCTGCTTTAGTATAACCCATAATAGTTCTGTTGGTAACTCCCAAGCCTGTTCTACACCATCACGTGCCTGTGGTAGCATACCAGCCACGTAGTTTACATGGAACGCCTGTGGAGCAGTTGATGAGTTCTGTCCATAGGGCATTAAACTATAAGATAATATGTTATTAGCCTGCAGGTCATTATAGTTGGTTAGCATACCATGTCCCATACCTGACATACCATACTGTGTGCCAAACCCCGGCATTATCTGCAACGTTCCAGCTAAGGACTCTACTTTCCACCACCGGGTAGGAAAGTTTATAAATCCTCCCCCGTTTAGGTTAATATCAAAGTGTTCTACCTGTAATACAGGTCGATGTAACAGCTTTTGATACATGTAGCTGTTTGCTTCATTAAGGTTAAAGTCCTTTTCCTCTACTACGAACCGGGGAAGTATGGAAACATCAAACCTTTTTTCAGCCCAACCAACAGCGCTTTTAATAGCCTGCTTATAGTAGCTGTCAGGTAAAGCCTTACCAGTAACAGGGTCTACAACAGGAGTACCAAACATCTGGCCCTTAACTGCGTCTATAGTTATACCAAAATTGTCTAGTTTATATTCATTAACTTGCTCGGGTTGGACCCGTTGAGGGTTTCCCTGCCCATAAGGCTTATTAAAATCTTGGTTATAGACATCCATTAGTTATTCCTCTGTTTCTTTTTTTGTTACTTTCCTAGTTGTTTTTCTAGTAGTTGGCTTCTTTTTAGGTGTCTCTTCAACCTTTTTTTCCTCTTCTACTTTTTCAACTTCTTCTTCAGGAACTAGGGGGTCTTCCACAACGGGACGGTCTTCACTAATAAACCCAAAAGACCTCACTAACATAGCCTCTGTATTACTATCAGAGTCAGTATATCCTTCATCGTCTATAGTTAACTTACCCATACTTGTTCCAATTACTTTACCGCTGTAAACTTTATTTTTAACTGTCATTACTAGTCTCCTTTTATTTGGCCATATTAAGCCCATACTTACATTATATCACACATTAAGTGTTATACTACTGTATAACAAAAAAGACCCTATAAGGGCCTTATAATGCTTATTAATATACTTGTGCCTTAACGTTGCTCAAACGAACGAACTTCTTTGGAGCATATAGTACCAATCCACCATACCACAATACCGCGAACTGCACAGCAGCCTTATATTGTGCAAGGTCAATACGTTGCATAGGGTTAAGTTCAGCCAATTCGATAACGTCTTGCGTCATTTGACCAACGAACACGTCAGCTGTACCAGGAATTTCATCGTTTTTATCAACAAACGAGATGTGGTATGCACCAGCTGAAACGGTTGCCTTGAAGAAAGGAACACGGCCAATTAAGAAGAACTTACCTGTAGTAAGGTCCTTACGGAATACTTGAACGAAACTAGGAGCACCAATTAATTGTACACCAGCGTTAATGTCCAATGATACTTCTGAAGCGTTTCCACTTGACAAATCAGTGTCTACAAAGCTAATAGCTGAGGCAGTTCCGTTTTCAGAAATAATACGAACAGCATAGCTAGCTTTTTCTTTAACATCATCGTCTGAGAACTTACCCGCACCTGCGCTAACTTTAGCAGTCAAAACTGGAGCAGCAGGGGCTTGTGGCTTAACTTGTTCATTGACGTTCAAAATTTTATCATTCATCATGATAGCTGAAGGGAACAACTTCAATGAGCTACCTTGAGAAGAAACGAATGTTGGAACAGTGAAACCAGCATTAATATCAACCGCTGAACCTTGAGTAACCCATTGACGGTTCAATTGGTTGTTAACGAAGGCTGCTTGAACACCAACAGGCATATAAACAGAGTCTGGTTCACCATAGTTTTCTGCAATTTTAACAGCGGCAGCGTTCAAATCTGTTTCTGTTAAAATCTTTCCCTTCAAGTCAATAACGTTTTCATCTGGGATTAACTTAATCAATCCATCGAATTCGTTACCTTGGTGCTCACCCTTAGAAGATAAGTCACCATCACCATAGAAGATACCATATTCAATACTCTTGGCAACAACCATCATGGCTGAGTTAACCATCATATCCATAGGATTTTTTGTGTTGTTAACTTGCAATGAAAGAATAGAAGCTTGACGAGTATCACCAACAATCTTCATAGCAACATACTTACGTGTTACACTGAAGTCGTTGACATCAGCAATTTCCATTTCTTGAATGTATCGTGACGAACCTGACTCACCATATCCGTCTTGGATAGTATATTCGTAGGCTGTAGCTTGTGCAACGCCACGAGGAATAGTATTATAGATAGTAAAGTTACGACTACCAAATGTAATATTCTTAACGTCGGCAGCTAAATCTTGCCTACGTAGGGCTGTACCACCAGTATCACCAGGTACCGCAACTCCATTTCCTGTCGTTACGGCTTTGGCAAATGGAGTACCGCCATTAAGTCCAGCTAATGCTTGAGCTAATCCATCCCCAGCATTTACCAATTCTTTAAAATCTGTCATTTATTGTAGCTCCTTATGATTGTTTATTATTAGCTATTTCTAAGGTTTTGTTACCTTACAGTATATAATATAAGCGTAGTTAAAAAGTGGTGTTTATCCCCTAATAACTTAGTAAAATACTAAAACCTACGTAAGATAGAGGTAATTGTTTTTGTGTCTTCCTGGGTACCTTCACCTTGGTTCAAATGCCTCAAAGCCGTGGTATAGTTGGTCCTATCATCTGCATTTAGTTGAGGGTATACTTCCCGGTAAGCAGACGTAAACTGTGCAAGAACCTCTGCAGGGTCTACTTCATTTTCCCCACCTGCGGCGCCTTCATTTGATGTTTCTACCTGTGGCTCTTCAATAGCAGGTCGTTTTTCTGGAGTTTCCTCAGGAGCAACTGCTACAGACTTCCTAGAACCTGTACCTTCTTGTGGAGCTTCGTTTTCTGAGCTCACCGAAGGTACATCCAGTGTAAACTTTCCTTCAAAGTCCTTGAGCCTATCAGTAACGTTTGTTAACTTATCATCAAGTTTCTTGATAATTCCTGCCATCTCTTCAATAATAGCACTTTCCTTTTTAGGCTCTTTAGTACCCTTTTCAGGAGTAGGAGCCACTTCTGGTGCTGCTGCAGGAACAGTTGTCGTTTCTGTTGTAACTGGGGCAGTTGTTGTTTCTGTTGTTGCAGGAGCCTCAGCTGTTACTGGAGTATCCTCAGAGGGAGCTGGAGCAGCTGGCGTTTCTGTTGTCACTGGTTTTGGTTCTTCCACGGGTTTATCTTCCTTATCTTTAGTCTTAGTATCTTCTTGCTTGTTTTCGTCGTCGTTAGGAGTAGGCTTATCACCCTCATCGTTAACCACATCAGAGGTTTCAGAAGGTTCTGTTACTTCGTCGTCAGGAGTAACTTTGCTTTTAGGAGTATCTTCTGAACTTTCTTTATCTGTGTTAGTAACAGGGTTTTCCTCTATTTCAGAAACCTCTCCCGTTTCAGAGGAATTAGTTTCTGTAGGCACCTCCGGTTCATCATCTATATTTAATAATTCTTTAAAAGTCGTTGCCATTCTAATCCTTTCCTAGAATACTTTGAGCCTTGCGCTTAGAGTATCCTTTATGTATTTGTAAAAATAATGCTGCAGTAGGTTTATCAAAACGGTGCTCTTCGTCTAGTGCTTTAGCAACCCTAGTCCAATCATCCTCTGAGAAATCCTGAGATGCATAAGAAATATTCCTTATGTTGCGTGCAATTACTTGTCGCCTTAGGGCTTTCCCTCCAGTATCTCCTGGAAGTACTATATCATTTCCGGTAGTTAAAGACTTTGTAAAGGCTTGCCATGAAGCGTGCTTATTTTTTGGGTTGACTGTTAGTGCAACGTTTTTAATAAATACGTTCTTCATAATTCGAGGGTTCTGTGGGTCTCGATGTGAAAAAGACCCTTCAATACTAAACCCCAGCATATTTTCTGGAGTGCTATCTTCATCTCCATTATCAATACGCTTAGCTAATTCCCACATCTTATCTGCATAAGGATTATCTGAAAATAGCTTTGCCTCAACAAAGAGTCCTCTATTAGGGTCGATATAGCTTTTATCTGTTGGCATACCAATCTTAAACATATCTCCTTGTTCATGTTCATAGTTTATATAACCACGAGACATAAAAGAAGTAATATTTATTTCTGAGGGTAGTACTACGTCACCAACAACGTCTTCTTCTGGGGTTGACGCGTAACCGCGCACAAATCGACCATGTTCTTCGTCGCTCTTAAGAGATTTTTCTATAGGTAAAAAAATACTAAAATCTTGTGTGCTTTCGTTGTCTTTCATCGTAATCTCCAACCTTAATTTAATTATAACATATATTTTTCATGTTATTAGTGTTCTTCACAGTAATAATATAGCAAAATAAAAAAGCCTTAGTAGGCTTTACTTTTTATTACGTTGCTTAGATGACTGTGTTTCTCTAGGTTGGCCATTCTGCATAATACTATTATCTGTTTGCTGAACATCTGCTGGTACCTCTGAGTTAGCAGGATTAGCATTTTCTTCTTTTTTATCAGCCTTTTTATCTTGTGCTTTTTGATAATTAAATGCCCTATCAGCGTTTTTCTGAGATTGCAATTGACCGCTATAGTTAACCCAGTGTTGGTTGAGTATAACCTCACCCTTTTTATCTGGTAGAGGGTCTTTTCCTAACAAGGCTCTTCCTTCATCCAGGTAAGAGGTATTGGTAACTTCAGTAACAACTTTGTTTAACATTTGTATTTCATGTTGTAACTCGTTACCAGTGAACCTAAATAGGTACTCTCCTTCTCCAAATTTAGATACGATATTATCATTAACAAGGTCTTCTATAAAGTCTAGTAAAGGAGATAATCCTTTATCCTTAGATAATTCTGAAAGCTCTGACTTAGACGATTCCTGCAAAGAGTTTCCCTTAGACCCGGTTGCACCACCTCGGTTTGGGAACCCTATTTCTGCAGGGTCAACACCAAAGTTAGAGGTAATTATGTTTATTAGGTAGTTAATCCACTTTTCAAACTCCATGTCTTTTGATGACTGGTTCATGTTAATAAACTTGGCGGCCTGGGCGTTAACTACAGGGGTCTTCCAAGCACCATTAGCTCCCATAAAACGAGCTGACCAGTCTCGTCTAAAGTCTTCCATAGCCTGCTGTGTCATTGGGTTATTTTCACCGGGGTTTATTAGCAAAAGACCGTTAGTAGTTCCTCCTTGAGTGAAATACTTATTATTAAACTCTTCAGTCATGGAGTGATATGATACCTGGTTTAATACAACCTCTAAAGGAGATAGCCCATACTGATAGGCATAAATGTCTGTTCTTGGGTTCATGACGTCAAAAGTTAGTTCACCTTCTTTATAGTAAACTGCCTTGTCATCCCCTATTTTTTGTATATACTTATCCTCTGTTTTACCTGTAGGGCGGTTACCATTAGCATCAACTACATAGTATACACTACCGGCGTCAACGGCATAAAATGACATAAGCTGAGTACGAGAGTTTCTTTTGTAAACAAGCTCTGTGTTAGCTTGGTCATAAGTTAGCACATCACGAACAGTCTGCTTAAGCCAGGTCCTGAAATTAATACCGGTAGAGCGGTCTTCACTAGTATAGTGGAGAAATTCTTCGATATTCTTTATTTCTTTAGTTTGAGTAGGATTTGGTTTGTTCTCTTTTTCCTTAAGCACAACCTCGAATCCAACACCGTCCAACGTATAACGAGAAGGTGTCCCAAATGCAGCTACCTGATTAGCACGTAAGTTAATAATTGAATTAACTACACTCTTTTTTGAGTAAGCACTTAATAGCTGGTTAAGGTCCCTATAATTCCCCTGACTATTTTTGCTTTGATAAAATTTATTACCAACCATATCAACAGCTCCTAAAATAGAAATAGGAGTAGCATAGCTTATTTTTTTACCAGAAAACCCCTTCTTAAAGTCAGACCCTTGATTTAACTGGTTATAAGAAGCAATAGCCTCTTTTTCTTTACTTTCAATCTTAACTGCCAAATTATCATCTAACTTCTCAACAATCGGTAGCGCCTTATGTTTTTTTATAAAAATGTTACGCAAGTTATTTCACCTCACCATATATATTCAATGGCCTATTCTTAAGTAGTTCCATATTTACAAGTTCGTTTTCAGCACTGCCTTTGTAGTGCTCTGAGTGTAGCAGCTTTTTTGAAGACGTGTGGATGAAAGCTTTTTTATCTTTACGAACAGAAAGGTCATCTACCTCTATTAATACATCTTCATTAATATCATAGAGCAAAGTTAAATTTGTTGAGTATATTCCTGCAAGTAAATAAAGTTTATTATCATGAGTGACTTTGATACCTACATTAGTGCCACCCATATACTTGTAAATTGACAGAGTATACGCCCAGTCAGTTGAATGTGACTTAGCTTTTGTTATTTGCTTTGCTCTTACCCACAACGGGTCTTCTATTTTAGCCATCTCTACCTCACTGAATAATATAGGCGAAGGCACTTAAATTACAGTAATCCTAAAACAGATAACTCACTTTTTATCTTTTTTAGAGTATCTGCTTTTCCATTCTCTGTGCTTAAGTCATGTAATCCTACGTCTATTTTTATTTTAGGAGAAATATCATAATTATCATACCATTCTTGATATTCATTCCATAATGTTCTGTAATACTCAAGTAAACCGTCATTATTGTCTACTTGTTCATAGTCTCGTCCTCGTTTACTAATCCTAGAAATTATAGTATCAAAGTCGGCGTGCAAGTATACTAGTAAGTCAGGAGATTTTTTAGGCATCCCAGCTAGTTCTTCCATCATATTACTTAAAAGGCTCTCGTAAACGGCCAACTCTTCCTTAGTTAAGTTACCATTCTTGTAATTTATTTGAGTAAATAGTAGGTCTTCAAAGATACTGCGGTCTAGCACGTTATTATTTTCTTTATAGGCCTTTTTAATTAAGTCAAATCTCTTGTTTAAAAAATAAATTTGTAATAAAAACCCATATTCTTTAGGGTTTTCATAGTATAGAGGTAAAATAGGGTTATCACCCACAGGTTCATAAAAAGGTTTCGTACCTAGTTCTTCTGATAGTATCTTTGTTAGTGTAGACTTTCCAACACCAATTGTTCCCGCCATTACAATCATCAATTTATTGCTTCCTTTTCTACTTTATAGTCTATATCTATTATACCATACAATAGAAGTAAGCAACTTAGTAATAGCTAGAGCACTATTATCAGGCATATAAAGCGTTTTTGTCCCTATTAGAACAAGTTAAATATCTATGAAGTCATTGATACTAGTATATTTATGGCCTATAAAGGATAATTAAGCTAGCTCCCTAACAACAGTATAATTACTGTATATATAAATAATATTATAATAATATTAGGTACTTAGCTTAATAAAAAAATACAGGTAATAAAACCTAATGTATCAAGAAGTTTTAACCTATTACTTTATGTTTTAATAGGGACAAAATACAGGTTAAGCCTTGGTATATATGTAATTTAACTATTATTAAAAATATAGTGTATCAGGAGTATTTAGACTATTTGTACAGCGTTTCATTCAATTATTTCATGTTCTAATAGAGACAAAAACACTTATGAACGTAGTAATACCAATGCTTTATAGGATTCTTCATACCATGTAATATCAAGAAAATATTATTGTAACGTGTATGTAAAGAACAGATGATATAATTAACTCATATATTATTAAACATAGCCTTTCAAAAAAAGTAGGTATTCTCAAGAACGGAATTTTTAGAGGATACTCAAAAAGGAAATAACTAAAGGTAGGGTTGCGTTTCTGTTCTACACTCTCGTAGCTACCCGTTAAATCCTCAAAGACTACTATGTCGGAAAGAGAAAATATTTATGAATAAAATTGTTAAGTCTACCTTGTTAGCTGGATTTGGTATAGCTGCTGGAGCAACCTTTGCAAGTAATGCAAGTGCTGACACTACAGTTACTATTAAAGCAGGTGACACCCTTAATGCTATTGCAACACAACACGGCACTACTACAAGTGACATTGGAGCAAAGAATAACATTAAAGACATTAACTTAATTTACGTAGGGGATGTCCTCATTATTCCTGGTGGAGTATCAGGTACAGAACAAAATGTACAAATTCAGGCACCTGCTTCCTTAACTACACCTGTTGCTCCTGTTGCTACTGAGCAGCCAGTGGCTACCTCTGTGGCCAAACAAGAAACGAACTCAACGGCATTGGACTCATTGATTGCTCGTGAGTCTGGTGGTAATACTAGCGCAACTAATGGCCAATATTATGGTGTTGGTCAATTATCACCACAAGCACGTGCTATTTACGGTGGTAATTCAAGCGACTACAATGACCAATTGAAAGCAATGAAATCATATATTGCTGCTCGTTATGGTACAGCTGAAAATGCTTGGGCACACTCAAATGCATATGGTTGGTATTAATTTATATTTATATTAACGTAAAAAGGAGGCCTTTAAAGGTCTCCTTTTTTATGCTCCAGTATATTCATAAGTTTCTCTCGACTTATTTAGCCACTTAGTATCCGCATCACGATAACTAACTTCTTCTATTGTAACGAATGCTTTGGTACTTATGCCTACCTCTACCCCGGTCTGTTCATCAAACGCATGTAAAATAGCTGGACCAGTTAATGAGTACCCACCTACTAAGTCAATTAGACCACCTACGGATGTTTTTCCATGAGGTGCTAGAAAAATATAGAATTTTCCATTTGATAGTTCAATGCGTGCATACACGATTAATGATTTACTTGAAATTTCTGTCATATCCCATTCCTTTTTATCCTAAAAACCTACTTAGAAGGGCTGTTACAACCCCACTTAATATTAGCAGACTTATTTGTATTAATAGGGAGCGCCACCTATCGGCACTATCCTTATTTGCCTTATCTAGAAGTTCGACATCCTCTTTGATATCTTGGAGGTCTTCTTTCACATTTCTGACCTCCTCTTGAAGGTCTTGGAAATCCTCATTACTTGGAAAATCCTGCTTATGGGTTTCTAACTTGTCTTTGTAGTTATCATCACCCAGTGACTCTCTGTGGTTGCTCATCACTATCCCCTTCCAAAATTACTGTGATAATGAACAATTAGTCTCCACACCTCAATTATACCACGTTTATGGTATAATAAGTATAGGATATTAGAGATAATTACATAGCTCTGCTTCTCACACATAATAATATAGTGATAAGTGATATAAGCCCTTGTTCTTATATTATTGTTGATAGGTACATTGTTGTGTACTGATACTATAATGTTTGGAAAGGGTACCTTATGAGTAATAAGAAACATATTTCATTGGCTGTATTGATTTTGTTGCTAGTAGAGTTAGTTTATTTTGGTTTAATAATGGGGGTAACTTCACTGTTCAGCATATCTTTAAGTATTGCCATAGTTCAAGTTATCGGTGTACTAATTGCAGTAGGTTACGTGCTAATTATTAATCCGTTCTTTAGAGAGTACAAAAAGAATATGAATTACCGTGTTAGCAAGATAGAACAAGAGCAGCGTAAGCTAGACCGCCGGGTAGCAAACCTAGAAAAAATACAAAAAACCCCTATTAAAGATGTATAACAAAAAGGCAACTTATGGTTCATCTCTAGTATTAAAGACCTATATGAGAAAAAAATTTTCTTACATACCCGAAGATATCATATACTTTGTAACATTTCAAGAGTTTGAAAAATATATGAGATTATCCAGCTATGGCGTAACTACACCGGATATTATTAATGATATTATGGATGATGTTAAAACTTTTTGCCTTTATTATCAAGAGGATTATTCTGATGATTTGAAAAACTGGATGTCTGTAAATTTTTCACATATGGAAAGCGTTATTGAGGAAGGCTTGAGCAATGAGTGATAACAAAGAAGGATACAAAGAATGGGTAAATAGAAGGTATAGACTAGTAAATGCAGAAGATATTAAGTCAGTCACACACTACAAAAAGGGGAGAAAACTTCCAAATGCTATCGTTTGCTCCCTGTGTGGTAGACAGCTAAGTAAACATGACTTTAAAAATAATAAGGATATACTTAAAGTAGCTTCTATATACTTATCAACAGGCACGTTTCTACACTATTATATATGTGAAAGAGCTGACTCTTGTTTTAAAAATAATCTAGAAAGGAGTACATACAATGGGTGTTGAAAGAATTGAAGAGGACTACTATAGTAAGAAAGCTTCTAATGAGGCCTTAGTATCTGGAATGGGGAGTATGGTCTCTACTCTTTTAGAACAAGGTATGGTAAAGGTTAAAAAAGGTGAGATACAAATACAAGACCCTAACGATATCATTCGGTTATGGGCGGTTATGGAAAAGGTAACGGACTATCAAGATGTTATAGAGTCACGAGATAGTAATAGTACAGGTGTTCTTCCTGAAATATCAACTAGAGAAGCCCAAGTGCTTGGTTTAGAGCAAGAAGAAATAGAAGATGGAGAGGTTATTAACTCCTCCCTTGATGAAGATAAAATCGGGGAATTAGACCCCGAAGAGATTTTTTCTAATCTTACAGAAGCTATGAATAAGGACAACGTAGATAGTATTAAAATAGACTAAAAACAGAGTATCTAAACAGGGTACTCTGTTTTTGCTATATTATGATATAGTAGTAGTAGAAAGGATTATACTATGCTTAACAAAGATAACACAGGTATAGATAGTAAAGAATTAATAGCTCTTGCTAAAAGTACCTTTAAAACAGATAAGCCGAACGCAGCGGAACTCAAGTATGTTATGACAACGCTAGTCCCTAGCCTATATTTATTGGCTCATCATACTGTTGGTAATCACCCACTAACATTTAGTATACCAAACAGAGACAGTTCAAGAGCCCGTGCTCATAGGCCATGGCAAGTAGCAATTATAAATGACTTAGGTAAGGATGTTGTAGTGCAAAAAAGCCGTCAGTTGGGGATGAGTGAGATGTTTGCCTCACAAGCCATATGGTTTGCTGATAGGTACTCTGAGTTTGCGCCTAAAGTACTATATACATTCCCTACAAACAGAAACCTTAATACCTTTGTTAAGACACGATTTAACCCCGTTCTAGAGAGGGGTTACTATGCGACCATTATAGATGATAGGAAGAGTTCTATTCAAGAAAAACGTATTAGGAACTCCTTCCTAATATTTCGTAGTTCTTCTAAAGCAAGCGCTGTTGAAGGTGTCGACGTTGACTCTGTATATTTAGATGAGTATGATAGAGTACCTTATGAGTCAGAGGCTTCTGCAAAACAGTCTATGTCTTCATCTAATATGAAGCGTATGCGCAGGTTCTCTACTCCTTCTACACCAGGGCACGGGATAAATAGACTATTTACTCGTTCAGATATGAAATATTATGTGCATAAATGTGATAACTGCGGATATGATAATTATATGAAGTATGCTGATTTTGACCCAGACAACCTAGAAGAGTCAGGAAACATCAGAATGGTGAACCCTAAGGGGTTTAATCCACAAAACAACGAGGTACAGGACGGTACTTTTGACTTCGTGTGCCAAAAGTGTGGAGAGCATCTAGATAGGTGGTATAACGGTCGCTGGGTGGCTAAATATCCTGAGCGCAAAGAAATATCAGGATATAAGGTAACCCAACTAAATGCCGTTTGGATATCTGCAGACCAGCTTAAAAGAGACGAGTATGCTTCTGAGTCACTACAATCTTTTTATAACTATAGTCTAGGAGAAACGTATCAGGACCTTTCAGTTATGGTTACTGAGGAGGATATAATAAACTCCCTTAATCCAGACCAACCTTTCCCTGTATACGATAGGGCCTCGTATACCAAGATAGGAATTGGTATTGACTGGGGTACTCATGAAAATAACATTGTAGTTATGGCAATAAATCCCTATAATGATGTAGAGCTAATTAGGCAGTTTTCTGTTCCAGTTGAGAACTCTTATAAAAATATTGACGCTGATATAAACAAAACTATTGTAGAAATAGCACCCTATGAGCCTGACTTAATACTAGCTGACCTAGGATTTAACGGAACAAAAGTAAACCGACTTATTCGTGAATTTGGTAAAGACAAGGTATTTGGAGTCAATGTTAAACCAGTTAGAGGAAGCGCTGGAGAAGTTAACCCAGAATACAGTTTGTCAGCAAACCGGGTATCCATAAACAAAATTGCAGGTAACCTGTTTACAATATCACAGCTAAAGTCAGGTACTCTTAAGATAGCCGGTAGAGAAGAAGACGAGGAAATTCAAAAGTTGATAGTTCACTGGAAGAACGTTGTCATTAGAGATGTACTATCAGATGATGACACTAACTTTGAAAAAGAACAGACCCGTACCGGACCTGACCATAGGGCCCAGGCACAAGTATATGCTACCTATGCCATAAGGCGTTTGTTAGATATAGATGAACATAAAAGAACATTTGGCTATTCAGATATATCTATGAGTAGTATAAGCTACTAAAGCAACCTTGAGGGGTTGCTTTGTTTGTATATTATGTTATAATAGTTATAGACAAATAAATAAAAAAAAAGGAAATATAATGAAAAAAGAAAAACTTATTGAAACTTTAGGTAGTTTAATTAAAGCTGAACCTAAGGATTATGACTACGACCGTGTTGCAGAAATATTGGCAGTACCAATTTACGAAAGCATTAAAAATCACGAGTTCTCTTTACGAAGGTCAGCAGAACATGACAACAACAACCCTAGGGAAAACGTCTACACAGATAACTTATTAGTATCTGTAGCTCCAGAAGACATCGGGGAAGAATATGTAGAAGTAGTTACCAGCTTCCAAAATGATAATATGAAAGACTCAGTATTATCAAACCGTGTTATCAGCAAGGTAATGGAGCTTGATAAGGGTGATGAAGGACGAAACTTCTTTGACGATGTTGTTTTAGTTTTAGGTTATACTAATGTTACATCCCCCGACTTTGTTGACTATCTATCAAAGATGGATGGCCCTGTAGCTGGACGCCCAGTAGAAATAAACTTTAGTTTTATTTTAGAAGAAGATAAAGACACCTTCTTAGAGCGTTATAATGGTAAGGATAATGATATTTTAACAATTGGTGGAAAGGTTGAAAAGTTTATTTTCTTTGAAGAGGGTGAGAAAATTGACTGAGCACGTAAATAGAAGGGCGACAAAACACGCCTATGTGATGGCAAAGTTGTTTGAGTATGGTGTTAGTATTCAAAGCATGGCGGAAATTGTGTACGACCAGCAACACAAGTATGAAGAACGAGTAACTATGGCATACTCTATAGAAGCTGTAAATAAGGTGCTATCAAAACGAGAAGTACTTCATGGATTACTTGTTGCCTTTCAGCTAGATAAGCTTGCTGATAAGGGTGAACTTGACTATCCACTTCAGTATCTGGTTGAAGAAGACAACGGATTGTTTGGAGTTGACGAAACTCTGGCTTCTACAGTAACTGGTGTATATGGAAGTATTGCTGCAAGCAATTATGGATTTTTGGATAAAACTAAACCAGGAATTATCGGTGTACTAAATGATGGCCAAAAAAATGGTGGAAAAATTACAACATTTTTGGATGATATGATTGCAGCAATCGTTGCGTCTGCAGAAGGTCTCGTGGCTCACAATATATCAGAAGGTCACGAAATGGTAAACACTGTTGACATAACTAAATAACTATGTTATAATGTATATATGGTTAAGGACAAGTTAAATGCTGTTGCTTGTACCTCGACCATATACCTCCTCTTTTCTTAACGATTAAACAGCAATAGTTAGAAGTAGTCTCTATGTGGTGAGCGCCTAAAGCATCTTTTACTTTAGGATTGGGTTCGACTCCCTTTTCTTCTTTAACCCTAGGGTTGACATTATATCAAATGTATGATATAATTTAATAAGCATCCACAATTGATATCAATCGAACAATCTGGGTC